TTAGTATCTGTAGATCTAACTACTACCTCAGATAGGTTACAGAACTGATAAGGTCTAAGGATGATCTCTGAACATGGGTTAGTACCATACTCAAAGTCTGTATCCCTGCGTCCGTTCTTCTTAGCAGTAGCAACAGCAGCCTCACGATTAAAGATACCACGCTCACCACTGTGACTGTGGTACAAGCTAGTCCACTCGTTTAGGAACTGTCCTACATCAGGCTTGGTAGCATACACCGCAGAGTTGTTAGCCAACGCACGTTGAGGGTTAGCCTCCCACCACTGACCTACCTTAGCGTGACGCATTTTGTCATCCTCTAAGTCAGACAGTGAGATCATAGCTGAACGTCTAACACCACCCACTACTACAACCTCAGCCACCTTGCACATGATGTCGTGGCACTCTAGTGTGTTTAGCTTACGTCCTGCTGCACCTTTAAACCTAGTGATAACAAACTTAAACAACTCATGTAAAGGTTCTGGTCCACTAGCCCTGCCACCAAAAGTCTTGAGTCTAGCACCTGCAGGTCTAACCTTGCTTGTATCCCACTGAGGTATCTCACCAGAGTACAGCAAAGCAATAACCTGACGCAATGACTTAGCCCAACCTTCCTTGCTATCAGGTACAACAATAGTTGTGTCAGAATCAAATAGCTTGTCAGGTATCTCAGGTAACTTGTCAACGTACTTATGTTCAACACTAAACCCTACACCAGTACCACATAGTAGTATGTACATAGCCTCATCGAAAGCCTTAGGATCGTCAACAGGCATGTAGCTACAGTTGTAACCTGCTGTGTTGTCCCTGTCGAGTGCCTTACCAGCAGCCATGATAGCTCTCATAGAAGGTACAACCTCTAAGTTCTTGATAGCCTCACGCATCTCTGAGTCTACCTCCATAGGCATGACATGGTTATGCTTAGCCTCCAGATGGTTCTTCATGAAGTCCATGTACCTATCAACTGTCTCAAACCAATCTTCCCTACGTCCTTCTGCTTCTACGAATCTGCAATACCTGCTCTTCGCAATATACTCTTGATAAAAATCCATCTATATTTCCTTTATGAGTTTGTCGTAATTCTCTTCTACAAGATCCTCGAAACGATCAAGTATATCTTCAGCGGTAAGATCTAACAATTCAATAATGTCTATTTCATCGAATTGCATTAATCTTTCTTTTAGTTCACGAGTTGTAAGATTCATCTGATATCTCCTCGTCCTCGTTAGTCATTACAACTAACGAGGCGTACCCACTTATGTCGTGCCAGGAATCGTTAAGAAGAAAGTTTCCATTGAGGATCCTAGCCATCTTATTGGCAATCATATCTAAACTCTCACGAGCATACTGCGGCATGTTATAATAGTTAGGTGATTGTCTCATCACTTTTTTAATGTCCTGACTAATCTGACCTACCACTTTATACTGACCGTACTGTCCTTCTCTTGCGGCTAGTGTCTTATCAATTTCCATATTGTTTCCTTAAATAGTTTATAGATATAGGCATCTCGTCGAAGCTACCGTCATTTACTTCGTTAAGCATCCAGATACCGGACCAGCTACCGTTAGTCTGAGGAGTTAGATAGTCCTCGTCATGTTGATAGTAGATACCAGCAAAAATACCAGTGATGCCTTTGCCGTCAGCTTTTTTACTAAAAGAGATAGCACGGTCTTGAACGTGTCCCATAATGCAAGACATATGTTTCTTTTGTAAAAGAAGATTGGGATTGCTAACAGGTCTACCCATGACACCAGATGTAAAATAATGACTGTAAGCTATACCATTAACAACAGGAACAGAAAGAAAATCATGAACCTCCCAGTTATATTTTTTTAGATTGAAATCACTGTAACCAATCAACCCTTCTAGCTTTCTATCTGATTCGATAGCTCTCTCAATACGTTGTTCGTGGTTACCAATAAGAAATATTTTCTTGGGTTTCCATACTTTCTTTTTATTCTCACGTTGTCTTTTCTGTTCTTGAATAATAGGTTTCATAAAGACATCCATAGCTTTATTACCTGCTTGGATATCATCATTATATGTCCTACCCTCAAATGCTTTCTTACCAATGTCATACACAGACAGGCTAGGCATGTCCCAGTGATCTCCCAAGTGGACAACCACATCAGGCTTAGTCTTAACTGCGTACTGACCTGCCCATTCTAAATGATCGAATGAGTTTCCAGGTTTACATTGTGTATCAGGAATTATCAAATGTCTCATTGGTTCCTTTCATTAAATTAACATAATACTGTGCGTCAATAACAGCAAGAGGTTTAGAATGGTTCTGTTTTACAATAACCACTGGCTGCCTACCTTCAGGACAGTTGTCAGCAGCCTGAGAGTAAAAAGCATAAACAGCCATAGACTCTCTAGACTTACACTCAACAGAAATACCTAATTTATCTCCTACTTCTTGAGAGAACAGTATGTCCTCTCCTCCTGCTCCCATACTGGTAGATCTTACATCGGACCTGGAAAAGTTGAACTTTTCGATGAGACAATCTCTGAACCATTGTTGGAGCTTTCTACCTTTTGCTTTTGCGCTTTGGGTTTTAATGGCTTTCTCCTCAAATCTAAAAAATTATCTAGTCTTACTTTCTTAATGCTTTTAATCCACTGTTTTGGTATGTGTATCCTAGAGTTAGACTGATCGTGAGATATTACAGCTGCAAGGCAAATAGCATCCTTTGTTTCGTCAACAATAAAACCAATACTGAGACAAGGATGTACATCTACTTTTACTTCTGTTTCCCAACCACTGTCAGACACAGCATCAACCCATTGGACATAACCTATTGTGAATTGTTTGGCGGTTTCCATAACTGCTTCTCTTGTCTTCTTATCCAAAGCAACCTCGCTCTCTCGGTTAGTTTATCAATGTCGTTGTCGTAAGCAGACAGAACCTCAGTAAACAGTTGTTGCTCACCTTCACAGTCTTGTAATATCTTAGTGGCTTTTTTAATACCAATACCTTTAAGACCTGGAATGTTATCAACACGATCACCTGTTAGTATCTGCGTATAAAAATTTCTTATACCATCTTCCTCCTTTACATAATACAATTCTTTTTTAACAAAATTATAGTGCCAACCGCGTAACATGTCTAAGTCCTTGTCAATAGACATAACACACGAACGATCTTCAGGTAAGGCATAAACAGCAATTCCTATAGCATCGTCAGCCTCTTGACCCTCTACTAACTCAAAGCCCCACTTGCTAGTTAGATACTCACGTAGCGTGTCGTAATGGACAGGTCTCCTAGCTTTAGAACGATTACCTTTATAAGGTAACTCCTTAGCGTAATCAGTTCTGTAATTAGTTTTTCCAGTGATGTATCCCTTATAGGCTTCGACTCCTTCGACACTTAGTAAGTTATCAACCATGTGTCCCATCCTAGAGATGGCAAACTTTTCCTCTTCAGGATCGTTAGTTGAAAACCCAACCCTATACACTAAGATGTCCCCATCAATGAGGGCGGTCACATCCTGCATCGATGGGGAGACCATTACAACGTCTCTGCTTCTTCTAAATCAGAAGAGACAACACCAGTGTACTCAATTAAGTCAGTAACAATCAACTTATTGATACCTGCTCCAACACCGTCCTTGCCTCTGAAATTATAAGTATAAGGACGTATCCAAGCCACTCCTTTTGAGCCGTTACCTACCTTAACGTCAACAATTGAGCCGTCAGTCATCTCTGTCTTGATAGGATAATTTTTAGATTTCGCTACAATAAAGAAACCTTTCTCATCCTTCTTCTTAACATCAATACCTGCCTCCTCAATTCTCTTTATTGCTTCAGGTGAGAGGTTACAAATATCAACCTGATATCTCTCAGACATTTGGTTAGGAGTGTCTAGAAAAGCCCACATGATATCGCCTTTTACTTTAAACGGACTTAGATTTAAGTTACCCATATTTATTTCTCCTTAGTGTGTTGTTGCCCAATTAGAACCAATCTTATACTCACCGTCGAGTGGACAACGTAGCCCTAGTGTGAGTCCTGCTTGCTGAATTGACTGAACGCCTAATCGACCTACAGATTCAGCAAATTCTTTCGGTGTTTCAATCTGCCATTCATCGTGAACATTTGCAACAAACGAACACACTATTTTACACGATTTTATTTCTTGTGTCAAGTGTATTAACGCTTGCTTCATAACTACTGCTCCTGCTCCTTGAAGCAAAGTATTAAGTGCGGCGTGTTGCGATCTAACTATTAGCCGCCTACCATCTAAACCAGGTAGCCAGTTTTTCTGAGATAGCCTGTTAACTTTTTCTTTTAGTTTATGTAAAGCAGGTGTGTTGGCAAGGAAGCTATCAATTAACTTCTTACCTTCACGTTCACCACCACCCACGATAGCACCTATCTTAGCTGGACCTGCACCGTAGAGAAAAGCATAGATAAAAGTCTTAGCTTGATCCCTGTTATTAAGACCTGCTGCCTCCATGTTCTTTGTATGGATGTCACCACTCAGTATCTCGTTGGTGTACTCCTCGTCACGCATGTAGTGTGCAAGCATACGCAACTCAAGACCACTAGCATCTATACCTACCAGTACATTGCCATCCTCTACTGTCCAACACTCACGACACTCTTTACCAAACGGATTACCTACACGAACAACCTGTGCAAGATTAGGTTTAGAATGAGTCATTCGTCCTGTGACTGCGCCATTGGTGATGACCTTACAGTGTACCCTGTCGTTGTTATCCGCATAGTCAATCCACGAGTCAACTTGAGCCAACCGTTTCTGTAACAGTAAGTATTCTCCAATGAGTTTAGCTTCAGGTATGTTAAGAGTTGCCAATACTTTCTCATCTACAATCACCGATCCTTTTTCTGTGTGTTTCTTGGGTTTCCATCCAAGAGCCATAAGACGTTCTGCTATTTGTTTACGGGATCCTGGATTAAACAACTGTATTTTACTTTTAAGAGGTTTACCTGTTTTCTCGCTAACTCTCTCTATTACAATAGGTCTGAAAACTTCTTGTAATTCTTCCTCAATTTGGTCCAATCTTTTCCTCCAGATTGACAAAAGGTAAATTGCTTTCTTAACATCGAGCTTGAATCCGTTTTCTTCTTGATGTTTAACTGCAATAGCAACAGAATGCTCAAGATTGTTTGCTTGATCCCAATCCAATAAATCTCTACTAAGACGCTTATATAATGTAGCGGTAACTTCCACATCTTGTTTACAGTAACTAACCATTTCTTCTGTAAGCCCACCATCAAAGTCTTTAAAGTCATCTTTATAGTTTCCTAACCGTTGACCCCAAGCTCTTAACGAGTGACCATTTTCGAGTATTGGATTTAACAATCTTGACATTACGAGTGTATCTTTTAACTGGTGCATATCCATATTCAAGCTCCAATGCTTCTTTAAGACCGGAGCATCGAATCCGATTAGATTGTGACCAATCAAGATACTTTCTTCTACCAGATAATTTTGTAATTTTTCTGCTTCCGTCCATACATTAACCTCCTCTGTGGATAAGTCTTTAGTTACAGCACACCAGATATGTGAAGCTGTACTGTTAGTTTCAACATCTATAATTATTTCTCTCATAATTCATCCTCATCGTGACGTTGTACCATTCTACCATACTCTAAGTCATACAACAACCGACCAGCAGGTCCGGTAAGTCCAGAAAACCTGTTTTTTAGTATTCGGACATGGGTAGTGTGCCGCTCTGTGGGGTCTTCGTGCTGACCGTTGCGTTCAAGTCCTATGACGATATCACTTAACTGAGCAATAGAACCAGAGCCGCGTAATTGTGACAAAGATGTGGCAGTGCCTTCTTCATGGCCTTTACCTTCAGGACGTTTAAGATGAGAAACAATGAACAAACAAATACCAGTTTCTTGACAAAGCATCCTGAGCCTAGTCATCATCTCGTCTATTGCTTTACGTTCGTCTCCTTCACCTTGCGCTGAAATTACTATGCTTATGTGATCCAAAAACACATACCGAGTATGTAAAGCTTTAGCCATGTATTTTATACGGCTCAAAATATTCTGAGTGCTTGTAGAACCAAAGTGATCAAAAAGAAACAACCTGCCTGTTCCTAATGTAGCATCGAAAGATTCACGAAGCAATGTAGGATCACACTCAACATCCGGCAGGTGTAAAGGCTTGTTAGCATGTAACGACATTATAGACCTAGCTGTTTTCTTAGTTGACTCTTCTAGAAACATCAAGCCTATGTTGTCTTCAGTATTGTTCAAAACATGATAAACAATTTCTCTAACAAACTGAGATTTACCTAAACCTGAGCCAGCAGTAATCGTAACTAATTCACTATCCCTGACACCGTAAGTCAGTTTATTAACACCAGCAAAAGGATAATCAACTAGGCTTTTCTCTATGGGTTTAGACACCTCATCCCAGAGAGATGACCCGTCAACAATACCATCTGGGACAAAACGCTCTGCCGCCCACCAATACTCAAGAAACTTTTTCTCTTCTTGTTGTGCAAGAAAGTCACAAGCATCTTTCATATTGTCTGGGAACTTAACTATCTTAGCTTTAGCACCAAACAACTCAGCTAACTGTTTAGCTGCTGCTTTACCTTGATCATCGTTGTCCATGCAAACAACTATGTTTTCAAAGCTATCAAGCCACTCATAATGTGTCTGAGCATCTGTAATAGCACTACCAGCACCGTTACGAATAGAGACACACGCATATTTACTGCCCATCATTTGGTAGGCGGCTAAGCAATCGCCCTCGCCCTCTACCAACGTTACAAAGCGTGACGATCCTTTACCAAAAAGCTGCTGACCAAATAACCTAGCTTCTTTCCAATCACCTGTGATCGAGAACTTCTTTTCTTCCACTCCGCGCTTCTTATAAGCAACAACCTTATCATCAGCATTTGTGTATGGAAACCAATACTCATTACCGTCAGAGACAACACCGTAAGTTTCACAAGTTGCTCTTGATATACCTCTTTCAGTCATGGAACGAGCCATAGCATCCTCTCCAGGAGGCTTAAAAGACGCTGTACTGGCTTTCTTTTGAAGATTTGATACATTACTCATGTTTACCTTTCCGTCCTTGTGGTGAGCCTCTGAGTGACTCTCCTTACAGACATAGCACAACCAACCCCAATCGTAGTACGTCCTACCATCTGACGAACCACAAGAACATGGTTGATGCGCTTTTAATTGTGTACCCATTGACGATCCTTTTAAAATGTGCTACCCTAAAACTAATTAGTTCTTATAAGATCTTATTAGAACTTATAACCATATAACAATAAATAACTAATTAATACTTTTAAGAGACGTTTCATCTTGATCTTTCATTCCTTTCAAACAATCCATCACTACTCTCTCTGGATATATCTGAAGTAAGTCAGCAAAATCACTTATGACAGAAAAGAAATGAGCTTCTTCCTCTCTGTCTGCAAAAAACTGACCATCATCGTGTCCGTCTCTATCGTAGTATTCATCATCCATTATTCAAACTCCTCTTTAAAATCATTTGTAAAAGTTAAACTACCAAAGTCAAGCTCTTCAATACCATAATATACATCATCTGAAGCATGTTTCAAGTCTAGTCTTTCAATTGTAACTATCTCGCCATCCACTTCGCCCAGACACCTTGAGCATAGGTCGAGGAAATCGTTTGTTTTTGCTGATTTTCGACAAGATTCGTATTGCGTAAGTAACGAGTCGCATGAGATACATCGCATATTTCTATTCCTTTTTCAAACATTAAAAAGTTATCCACATTGTTTAAAATGTTTTCTAAGTTTTGTTCCATTATCCTTCTCCTATTTCGTAATTAAAAGTAAGTGCTTTCCATGAGTGAGGAAATATATTAGCACACTCTTTAGATATTTGCCTAACTATTTCTGTTGTTTCTTGTTGAGAATCTTCAGATAGACGTAAACTAGCTACTCTAGAAAAAGCAAACAAACTACCTGACCAGTACCATTCTGTCATCATTGATTGCGGCAGAACTGCTCTAGCTTGCTCTTCGCAAATTCCTAGATCTAAAAGTTCTTTGTAAGAATCTAGACATTTTGTATGCACCCTATTTTGAATGCTCTTAGCTGCCTGGTTAAAAGGTGATACAGCCCCTGAACCTTGTTTTTTGTTGTCTGCCGCCTTCCTCCAGCCCGTCTCAGCAGTCCAAAGCTCTGGAGAGTAGTTGACATACCTTCGACTGATCTCATTCCAACACAGCCCCACCTGATGCTTCCCAAGCTGTCTTGCTACAAAAATAGGTGCTTTGATTCTGAACTGCAAGAAGCAATGTGCAAAGGGTGACCAGTGATTGTACTTAGCTAAGTATTTTATCAACCCATAGTCACCTTGCTCTATTTCCATGTGTTGCTTGTTGAAGCTGACACGAGCAGCATTTACCACAGTCAAGTCGCTACCCATGCTATCTAGAAGTTTAACTACCATAGAATTCCTTTGAGTCAATGAAACCGTTAATATATTGTTCTATGAGTTCTTTGTCAGTAACTCTTATTTCTTTTCCTTTTTCTACTTTTCTAGGTTTTATCCTTCTGTTAAAAAGAGCGTCTTCCTGACCGCATTGAAAAGCTGTTTTGTTTTCCATTAGTATAACCTTTCTACGTCAACAGTTGCATCTGAATCAGGGTTATCTAGTAACCATTCGTTCATGATATTTTCTGCATCTGCTTTAGTCTTCCAACCAGACTCTATGCTACCGTCTATAGTGAAGAACCACCTGCTTTCTCTCTTAACTTCTCTTATTTGTTCACGATATTCGTTAGCATTGACAGAATCCTTTACAATCCAGGCTTCCAAATCTTCTATTTCTTTTGTTGCATCTAAATATAACATTTCTTCTCCTTGTTAGTTAACCAGCACATGTATTACATCAAAAACAAACAACCATGTCAACCCCCCCTAAACTTTTTATTTCAAAAACAAATTCTACCACTATATGTCATACACTTATTCTTAATCGTACTCATTACCCAGGAATATACACCAAACTTACATAAAACACTTGACAAAACTATTCCAGGTTTTTGAGGGTCGTGTGAGCGCAGAGCAATTCAAAAAAATTTACCCGTAAAAACGGTTTTCAGAATCCAAACCTCTTTTTCAGAAAAATGACACAAATTTACAAAATCAAAAATGTGGATAAGTCTGTGGATAACTTTATGCACCAAAATAGTGCATTCAAATGCAAATGAGAATCATTCTCGTTTAGTATGCACCAATATAGTGCGCTATCACGATTTGCGCTAAAACGATTTTAAGAGCTTCTAAGCGGCTTAAAATTTAACCATAGTACTACCCCTTATGAACAATTTAAACGCCTTAGAACGCCTTAAAATGCGTTTAAATTTTGGTTTTATGATTGCTTTATTATGTTCTTTTACTATTACGAATTTATTACAGTCAAAAAAATACCCGCCTAAGCGGGTAAAAGGTTTATTTCTTTTTTCATTAATCGCCAATAATTCGGCGGCTTATCTTTTAAATATTTTTTGATGAAATCTCGCGCGTTTTGTTCGTTTTCAAATTTAACCGCGCTAAGGTAATCGTTACGGCTTCCTAAAACCTGTAAAACATATTCAAAACGCATACAGCCCCCACACCATATAAACTAATATCCCAATATGCACGAGACTTAAAAAAACCAACAATAAAATTAAATCTCTCATAGTCAAACACTCCCTTTATTTGCTTCAAAAACGGCTTTTGCAAAACCTCGCGCTGTCGCGCTTCTAATGTTTTTGGTTTTTAGCGACTTACCACCTAACAATCTATGCTGGCGACTGTTGCCGAATGTCTCACAATCTACAGGTTTTTTTATAGGCATAATAAAATCGTCACTTGTCCATAAACAAGTTTTTTTGCTGTAAGCGTCGCGTGGTGCAATATGGTCCGGATAAATTGGGTGGATTGCTTCAGCTTCGGAAATATAACCGCCATATTCAAATGGGTGGAAATAATAGTTAGGTTTTCGCCATAACGTCGCTAAACGGCTAACAGGATTTTCTATAAGGTAAGGGACTTCCAAAAGTGATCCCAACATAGAAACAGACTGCGCGTGTTGACTTGCTTCAATCTGAAATTTAGGACCTTTAGTTTTTGCCTTACTTTTGAAGTGTGCCGCCCCCGACACTGCAAGGTCGAAGCAGGGAGGCCAGCCAAATAAAAATTTTGTTTTATAACTATGACGTTTAAGTAATTCAAAAATAAACGGATAGAATACATGGTTTAAACGCGTTTCTGTTTCTTGTAGATCCATTTTAATCTTCGTGATACTTCCGCCACTTTCAAAAGTTTCTGTTTGTTCTGTTTCTTCGTGTTGTATGTCATAACAGAAACAATTAAAACCAGCTTCCGCCCATGGTTTAACGGCTTCAGTCGTAAAGTCATATAAACTTATTACGTGTTTTTTCATTTGTTCAATTCCTCTTCTTTTGTGTTTTCAAAAATAAATCCTCGCTCTATTAACTCTTCGTCGCTGTAATAGCTAGAACAGTCAAGACATAACCACCCATTACGGTAAATTTGAAGCGCGCGTTCGTCTTCTAATTGTCCGCATAAATCGCAAATGTTACTCATACCGCAAAACCAGCGGCAATTGCTTTTTCCAAATCTGCTTTTGATCCCTTGAATTTAAGGCCAACAATTACACCTTTTTCATCTTCGTTTCTGCGGTCGTGTTCATCACCATCAATTACTTCTAAACCTTTATAGCGTTTAGGAAGTTTATCTTTAAACACTACAGAAACATTAATACCCATAGAAGAGACACGTTTCAAAACTGTTTCTTTTGCTTTTTCTGAATCGCTAAACGTGTAAGTAATGTTCGGTAAATCGCTATTCTTTAAGATTAGATCTTTTCTTTTCGTGTATTCGATAAAATGCACCATTGGGAAAGCTTCATAAATCATTCTGAAATTTAAATCACTAGTCCCGTTTAATCTTATCTGTAGTTTTTTATTTTGTTTTGTCGCGCGCGCCAGCTCTTTGGCAATCTCTCCCTTTAATTGCATTAGATAAAGATCCGGATTGTTATATAAATATTCTGTACGTTTTAACCTTGCTTGTACGGAATTAGTCATGCGCATGCGTCCGGACCTCGTGAGGCATACTTCACGACACTTACCAGCAGCCGGACATACTATTGCGCCAAATAGCGTTATGGCTTTAGCGTGTTTTATTGGGTCCGGCTTAAAGTCCGGTTCTAGATATTGAATCCTCATTAATGTTGTTTCATTTTGCGATTTGTTAAGCTTTGCGGCTTGTTTTGTTAATAATGTAATCATGACTATAAACCTTTTATAAATTGACAAAAATAATGAACACAAGCCGTTATAATAATAGCTCGCGGCAGAACATAAAATATAAAATCTTTAATCATTGTCTTTACTTTCCTCGTCTACATCAAATAATAAACAGACTTGTCCCTCAATACCACTGTCCACTTCATCATAGTATAAACCAGCGATTAAAAGCCTACGTTTCAACTCTTCTACACTCATAGATTGCGTTTCTCTTAATTCGAATTTCATTTTTTATACTCCTCTATATTATTAGTTGATAAATGCTACCTTTATAAGATTAAACGAATAAACAAGTCATAACAATAACTATTTTTGATCTTGTCTCATTTATACAACACTAGATAAACGGCTTTAGATTGTCTTTAGCTGTCTCTATAGCGTGCCGCACAGACATTTTTTTTCACTATATGAAATTGTGGATAACTTGTGGATAACTCCCCAGGCACCATAGTAGTGCATCCCTTAGACTTTTTGCACCAACATAGTGCGTGTTGAATACGAATCATTCTCATTAGCATTTACATGCACCAAAACAGTGCTGTGGATAACTTGTGGATAACTTTGCAACCTGTGGATGAATTGTGGATAACTTTGCATACCGGGGGAGGGTCCAGGGCCGCTGGTGAGTTTAATTTAGTACCTTAACAGACACAAAAAAGAGTAAAAGAGGATAAATACTACATAAATTGACTAATATTTAAGCAGTAGTTATAGTTTTAGAATCAATACTTTACGTTAAGAACAAAAAAGAGCTAAATAAAGTGTGAAATAGACATTTAGAACTTATAAGTAGAGGTTCCCTACTAAAAAATGCTTGACAAAGTTAGTAAACTGTGATAGAATATTACCTCTATGTAAAACTAAGAGAACTTGTGGACAAAAACCACCATCACGATGTGTCTTAAACCTACATAGATATTAATAGACTAAATAAGGATAAACATTTGTCTGATAAAGATAATGTCCCTAAAAAAAGGGGCCGTGGGAGGCCTAAAAAGACAGAAGTAGAAGCTAAAAAGAAAAGAGGTGTTGTTGGAAGACCGCCAGGCGAAGCTGCAAGAATTAAAGAGTTCCATGCGCGGCTGTTAGCCACAAGCGGTGAGACGGTAATAAATACTATCATTAGCAAAGCACTTAATGACGATGATAAAGATCAAGTAGCGTGTCTTAAGATGTGTATTGATCGTGTGTTACCGATGTCGTACTTTGAAAAAGGTAAGGACACAGCAAGAGGTAACGTTAGCATACAGATATCAATGGTAGGTGACGCTAAAGCAGAAGTTGTCGATGAGAATATAACTGATGTAGAGTTTGAGACTGTAGATGTCAGACCTGAAGATTAGTTTACTTCCCTGGCAACAGGAGGTCTGGACCGATGAGTCTAGGTTTAAGGTTATAGCTGCTGGTCGTAGAACAGGTAAGAGTATGTTAGCAGCGTGGAGACTCATAGTGTCTGCGTTAGAAGCTAAGAAGGGTCATGTGTGGTATGTAGCCCCTACGCAACAACAGGCTAGGGACATTATGTGGCAACAGTTG